GTCATCTTCATGCAAGCACCCGATTTCGGTATGTAATTGGAGCGCCGCCCCAATCTTCGTTATTCAGTTGCGACTCGCTGACAGCCAGATAGCGGAAGGCATCAGCATCGTGCGAAGCGTCATCGTGTAAAGGTGCGCCAAAGGAGCCGGTGGATTGGCTCATCTGGCGGCGGTATTTCTTCAGCGATTGCAGCAGCTTGCCGGTAGTGTCCGTGTTGAAGTAGCAGCGCGGGAACATCAGGCGAGCAGCGGATATGCCTTCCTCGACATCAAGGCGAGGCACAATCGACACGCTGCGGCCCAGCGCCTCCAGAATCTCCCTGGCGCTCTTGCCGGTGTTGACCGACCGAGAGTTACCATCGTGCGGCAGGTAGTCAGTGCCGTATCTGTACGGCTTGGCCTCAAGCTGCTTGACGTAATCGGCCAGCGTCAGGAATGACCCACTGATGTGGTCAATGATCCGAACCTCAGACGCCGCATGCTGTACAAGGATGATTGACGTGTCGTCATTCCAGCCCAAGTCCCAGAACGTATGAACCTTCAGCAGTGGGTCATACGGAACATTGCGAACCCTGCCAGCCTCTTGCAGCGCGGCAATCTCTCGCCCGTAGATGGCCCCCTCTACTGCTGGCCTGCATTCGCCCAACCAAACAGTTTTGTAAGCCACAGGATCGCGAGTAAGCAGATCCCGACGTTCAGCATCAAGCACATCAGGAAACCAAGGGTTACTGTCCCAGTTAGCTTTCTGCACCCAGCTGCCAGCAGGCGGGTTAAGGACGAAGCGCTCGTATGTCTCATCGCTGTCCAGCTCCGGGTTAAACGTGATCCAGATTTCCGAGCCAGGCTTGCGGATCGTCGGTATCAGAATGTCCCATGACCGCTTGCTGACGGCCTGAGCCTCTTCGACCCAGCAGATGTCAACGCCTTCAAACGACTTTAGGTTGGCGACGCCCTGCTGCCTGATACCGGCAAACGCGAAGTCTGAGCCATTACGCCCGACGATCTTTGTCTCTTGTATGTCGAATGCCGACTCAAGCCCGAGCAGGCCGATCTGATCCTTTAGCAGCCTATGCACTGACTCGGCGATAGACTTCTGTGTCTCCCGAGCGCACAGCACACGGATAGGCTTTGTCGCAGCCAGTGCAACCAAGGCCCGAGCAGCGCTCCAACTCTTACCGCTACCACGACCGCCGTAAAGTGTTTTGTATCGTGACGGGGTGAACAGCGGCAGGTAAGCGCTCGGAATCTCAACCCGCTGTCGGTTCAATGCCGATCACCTCTAGCGCGTAGCTGATAGGCCCGCCATTAGCTCCGGTATGCTCCTGCTGGATCTTGTCGCCAAATTCCTTCGGCAGAACCCGCGCTGCTTCCCACTTGATGCAGTCAACCATCAGCCTTGCCCGCTGTACGTCTATCGCTTCGTCCTTGGCAATGTCGTGCATGGCCTGAACCTTGAAGCGGGCGTACTCATCTCTCGCGCACGCGTGCAACTTCGTCAGCGTCTCGCTCTTCCCTATCCGCGTGATTACGTTCGTGTAACCAACCTTGGACAGTTCACAGGACTGCTTGAGCGTTAGCCCTTCTGTCATGCGCTCTATGACTGCGGCTATGTCATCTTCTGACAGTGCTTTTGATGTTGCAGCCATCAGCTTACCCGCTGCTTTATCCAGTGCGTCAGGCTGTGCTGCTTGACGGCTTGGAAGTAATGCTCTGCGACGAAAATGCCGATTGATGTGTGCAGCATGACAGCCCAGAAAGGAGGGTGGCCGCCATTGAGCAGATACATGGCAAGGCCGAACGATCCGGCAGCAGTCACAGAGCAGGCGGCTGAAAGCATTGGCTGGTCAAAGAAGTAAACGGCTCTCAGGTAGTCACACGACACAAGCAGTATGGCTACACATAACACGGTGTCGTAGTAGTGGATTATGGTCTGCATGGTTATATCCCTTTGGTAGCGGCGAAGCGCTCAAGCATCGAGCGAACAGCCGGTACCAGGTTCATCGCCAGCAGGCCAATCAGGAATGAGACTCCATCCAGTGAAGCCGCATCTGCTGGCAGGTTGAAGAAAGAGACAGCGAAAGACGACGTAAACAGGCTTGAAGTAAACCCTACTGACACAGCGCAGAACGCTTGCCTGCGCGTCAAGTCCTTAAGAAACGTCAGCGACATGATCGAACCGACGAAGCCAGCTATGACGCTGCTGTACTTAGCAACGAGCGCTCCTGCTGTAGTGGCTTCCATTTGTCGATCCTTTAGAAATAAAAAAGCCCCGATCTAGTCGAGGCGTGTCCTGTGTCCTTGGACTGCGGACATAAAAAAGCCCGAGCGCCGCGCTATCAGGATCGCTGATGCTCTTCGTGCCGGGCCGTGTTGCTCGCTCTACTAAATCATCGAGTGATTAGTAGGAGTTAGTAGCCCGCCGGTTTGAGCGTGGACTTACTGCCGGCGGTGTTGTCCGGCATTCCAGAAGGCTTGGCAGGCTTTGTTATATTTCTTCCGGCAATAAACCACCGATGGGAAAATCGTAGCACCAGCCGGACGGGAAGTAAAGGGTCAATTTACTTGACCTATGCCGCCTCTTTCATCTCGCCAACAACCTCCGCAACTGGACGCAATGCCTGCCTATCCAGATCGTCACAGGCAGCGGCGCACAGGGCTATGAACGGCTCCCACTCTCGCGTCCACTGCTCACTAGATAGCCTTACCCCGTACTCGCCATCCAGCCACTCCCGGAAGGATTCAGGCGTTGCGATAACATCCAGCCCTTCGCCCTGCCCGCCCTGGTTCTTCATCCTGTACCGGTACAGCACCGCGCAGGCGACATACCGGGCCTTTTCAGCCTTCACCGCTGTCATTCGTGCCGACTGGGCGCGGGCTATCTGGTAAACCATCTCTTCCGCTGATTCGCGCTCATCGTCGCCTGCGAGCGGGCTGTATAAGTGGTGCCCGAACGTCTGCAGTGCTGGCGATAGCGTCCCGATGGCTCGCATGATCACCCCAGCGAGTGCTTGGTGCATTGCCGTGGCGGTGCTTTGGTTTATCGCGGTCTTTTGCACTCTGCACCCCAGTTCTATCAGTTCCATAGACTGCGCCCAGGGTAGGAAGTGAGCATCGTGCCAAGCCTGTCTTGCGCTGAGTATTTTCATGCTGCCACCCCCTTCAACATTTCAGGACTAACCGTGTGCCGCGCAACCTCCCCGAACTCGGCATGCAGTACTATGCACTTCATGTTCTGCTGCGCTCGATAGCCTCCAAATGCTGAGTAGGCGTCCTTTGCTGTCAGGGTGTTGAAGCTCTCAACCGTGACACCGGCGTACTCTTTAACGCTCTGGTGGTGAACATGGCCAATATACCAATAGCGGTGGCGAGTGCGTCCCCATGCTTCAGCCTGATCCGCAGCCATCACACCCGGCAGACGCTCGGCTTTGCATGTGTGCCCGTGGTGGGTTCCAACCAGGCAGCGCCCGTGCTCGATGTAGTGGAATGCAGCCGGTGCTTTGTCGATCTGTACGCGAGGCTCGTTTTCGTATGTATGGCGCAGGGCCACGCTCATCCACAGAGCGCCAGTGTCGTCGTGGTTGCCGACTACATTGATAACGCGCACCCGTCTGTGCTTCTTGAGGGCTGACGTGATGCACTGGCGCATAACCATCATGCCAACGTCGATCATCTTGGCGTAACGCCCGTCCAGATCCATTACGTGACCGCTGCGCTCTGTCATGCCTTGCATATTGTCGGCATGCAGCCAGTCACCAAGGTTGATGATTACGCCGGTATGCGCAGCTGGCGCCAGTTCGACCAGCGCGGCCATTGCGCCACACTGAACCCTGACTGCTTCGGTCATATCCCAGTCGTCGCCCTGCGTTTCCTCGCCCCAAGCTCTCATGCCTATGTGGGCATCCCCGATTGGGTAGACCGCCATCAGATACGGAAGTGAGGCTTTCGGGCATGCGACCTTTGCCACTTTCGGCAGTTCAGCGGCCATTGATTCAGCGGCCATCAGGAACAGTTCGCGCTGGCGTTCGTGGTCGATGCTGGTCTTCACCCATTGCAGCTTTGGCTGTCCATCGTCGCCATACAGCGTCGAAGTGCCCTTCAGGTGAAACCCGTCCGGCACCTGCTTTGTCATGTCGTGCTCTGGCGACCATCCCTGCCGAGCTAGTGCTGCGCGCCTCCGCTCGATGGTGCGAAGGTTTGCGCCATACTTTATGGCTATCTTTTGGTTGCTCATGGCTTGCGCCAGGCATTCCTTTAGCTGCTCGTCGCTCAGTTTTGCACCCGACATATCACTGCCCCCGCAGATTGATTGAAACCCGTACAGCCCCGCCTTTTACAACTTCGTCGCTAACACTGAATTGCGTTACAAATCGCCGGTCATTCACCCCGAGCGCGTCTGCTACTCC